GAGCAGGTCCTATGGACCGGCGCTGTTCACTGCTCAAGTCTGAGTTGGTGCAGCGTCCGGGCGCAGGTTCGACGGAAACCTGGGTCAAGGTCGGTGATATCTGGGCCGGGATCGCCATCCCTACTGGACGGACTCTACCGGTGGCTGACCGGCTGTCCGCAGAGGTCACGGCAGAGATTCAGGTCCGTTTCAGAAAAACCATCGTCGCCGGTATGCGAATCGCCCATGGCGATGAAACGTACCTGATCGAGGCAGCCCTGCCCGCACTCAAGCGGACGATGCTCCGGCTGCTGTGTTCCAACGTAGTAAATCCATAACGAGGGTATGAGCATGAAAGTACGTGCACTGGTCGGTCTGTCCGGCCCATTTGGCAGCCAGGTCGCGGGTTCGGAGTTCGAGATCGACAACGAGCTGGTGGCTGATCTGAAGGAGCGCAAACTGGTCGAGCCCCTCGAGGCCGTGAAGGTCGTGAAACCGAAGCCGGTCGGCGACGGCGCGGCCAAGGAGTAAGTCATGGCCGCGCGCAGGTCCCGATTGTCTGGCGACTTCAAGTTGAGACGGGTGCTGCGCAACATTCACACCCAGCTCGATAACGAACTCAAACCGGTCATGCAGCAGGGTGCCAATAAGATCCTGGCCTCCATGCAGGAGCTGATCCCCAAGGATTCGGGGGAGGGTGCAGCCGCACTCACGGTCTTTGTGTCGAAAAGCGGCCTGGATGCGCAGATCGGTTTGAGGGGCAAGAAACTCAATCAGCGGTTTTTCTATCTGCGCTTCATTGAGTACGGAACAAAAGGGTACACCGAAGGCAAGAAGCGGGCTGGCGGTCGCAACAAGCGGGTCACCAACAAGGCCGATGGCACGAACTTCTTCGGCAAATACCCGGACATTCCGGCTCGGCCTGCACACCCTTGGCTGCGTCCGGCGTATGACGTCAATCGCGAGTTTGTCCTGGCCAGCATCAAGCACGCGGTGAGCAACACGCTCAAACGTGCCGGTGAGGAGCTGGGCAATGGCTGATCCATCGTTTGCGCTGCAGGTTGCGCTGGCAGATCGGCTCGGCGCGGAGCTGTCTTGCCCGGTGTTCGACGGTGCCCCGATGAACGCGCCGATGCCCTATGTCAGCTTCGACAGCGAGATTGTCACCAATGACGATCCCCTGAACAGCCGACGTGACCTCAGGCTGTTCTACCTGTCGGTCTGGTCGGACTTCAAGGGGCAGGAAGAGGTCAAGCGCCTCATGGCTGAGATCGACGCCGCACTCCATGAGCGTCCTCTGCCGCTCAACACCGGCCGGGTCATTTCCATCCGGGTCACCCGCAAGCAGGCCAATCGTGAGCCGGACGGCGTCACGTACCAGGGCAGCGTCACGCTGCGCATCGTCACCACGCATTAACCGCTAACCCCATGCCGCGCTGCGGCTTTTTCACCTGTCCTCAGGAGGACTGCTTATGTCTATTAATACCGGCGCGGGCACGCGAATTTACATCGGTCCGCGTCTGCTTGCCGATCTGCCCGCCGACCATACGGCCGCCGTAACGCTTCTCTCAGCCTTGACCTATGTCGAGGTCGGCGAGATGGAAACCATCGGCGATTACGGCGACACCATCAACGATGTGAGTTTCTCCGGCCTGTCCAGCGGGCGGGCCAAGCACCTCAAAGGTCTGGCTGACGCGGGCACTGTCGATCTGTCGATTGGCTTCGATGCGGGCGACGCCGGTCAGCTCAAGTTGGTGGAGGCGTTCCTGGACCGCTCTCGCTTCGATTACCCGATCAAGGTCGTGTACGTCGACGGTGAGACGGACTACTTCGCTGCCAAGGTCATGAGCAACAAGAAAACCGGCATCAGCGTTGAGGGCGTCCTGAAGCGTGCCGTCAGCCTGGGCGTCAACTCCGAAATCTACGAGGTGGTCTGAGCATAGCGCCGGACGTTCACCCGGTGCCGAGCCTCCTCGGCGCCTTCCTTTTTTTGCATCCCTTTTCTGAGAGAAACACTCATGTCCAAGACTGGCCACGGCACTATCGCCATCACTGCTGGCGAAACCACCTACACCCTGAAACCGACCCTGCGTGCCTTCCGGGCAATTGAAAGCCGCTTCAATGGCATCCTGCCTGCGATGAACGCAGTTGGCAGCGCGAGCGTTACCTCTGCCGCTTTTGTCATTGCGGCCGGTACCGGCGTCGACACCAACAAACGCAAGGATCTGGAAGTCATCGAGGAGGTGTTGTTCGACGCCGGTGTCAGCAGCGTCGGTTCCCAGGTGATCGCGTTCCTGAGCGCCTTGCTCAACCCGTCCGGCAAGACTGACGCCGAGCTGGAAGAGGAAAAAAAGGCGGCTGAGTCGGGAAACGAGTAAAGGCAGGTCCTGATCTCGGGACCGTCGACTTGCTGTTTAAGATTGCAACGGGCTGGCTCGGCTGGCCCCCCAGCGATGCCTGGGACACACCGATGGTAGAAATCATCATGGCTTGGGATTCCAAGCGCCAATTCATGATCGATACCAACCCGTTTGGCGGCGGTGGAGACAAGGACAAGCCGTCGAAGGCGGTTATCGCTCGGGAAGCTCGGATGGGTTTTCGTGTCGCTGCGATGAGTAGAAAAAAGGACTAATCATTGACGTCCTTCGACGCCGATTGATGGCTATTTGATATAGTCATCTCTCTCACATCGGAGGTGGAATTTGAAAAGAACCTTAGCAGTAACTCTCCTTGCCCTTTTTTCTTGCGGGGCGCATGCCGATTTTGGACATCAAGTCAAAGTTGTTGGCAGCTGGACCATCTACAAGAAGGTCGACGTCATGACCGATAAGACCGAATGCGTGGCAACGCTCAGCGGAAAGAAAAATGTCCAGTTGACCGACGATAGTCTTGCCTTTGGCGGCTTGGGCTATGCGCAAGGATACAAGTATCGTTTAGACGACGAGCCTTTGAGCCAGTTGGTCCTAAATGACGATGTGCCTAAGAAAATGGGCGCGGTGATTTTGGAGGGCAAAATGTTTGACCGGATAAAAGTCAGTAAGCGCTTTCGCATACAAATTGTTGCAACTGAACTTCAGACATTTGACGTAGATACTTCGACGGTTAAAGCTGTTTTGTCGGAGTTCAAAGTGCAGGGATGTACCGGAAGTTAATACCACGAACTCAAATAGAACCCCGCGCTGCGGGGTTTTTTATGCCCGGAGAAAAGTAAATGGCCGACGCTGACGTTCAGGGCCTGTTGGTCCGCATTGAAGCCACCACGGCGCAGATGCGCCAGGAACTGGCCCGTGGCGAAGCTTCAGTGGCGTCGACGGCGACGCGCATGGATACGCAGCTCAAGCGCGTTGACGATGCATTTGATCGTGCGGGTGAGCACGCTGAATCCATGCGCGAGGCCATGGGCGGCGTCTTCAACGGTGTCGCGCTGGGCGCAGCCGCGGCTGTTGCCGGTCTGGTCGCGATCACACAGAAAACCGCGGAATACGCCACGCAAGTGAAGAGCCAGGCCGCACTGTCGAATACCACGACTGATCAGTTCCAGCGGTTGGCCGCCGGCGCCCGTACGGTCAGTGTTGAGCAGGAAAAGCTCGCTGACATCTTCAAGGACACCACTGACCGCGTTGGGGAGTTCACCCAGCGCGGCGGCGGCGAAATGGCCGACTTCTTCAAGGAGATCGCTCCCCGGGTCGGCGTTACCGCCAAGATGTTCCAGAACCTGTCGGGTCCGGACGCCCTGCAGCTGTATTACAACTCCCTGGAAAAGGCCGGGCTGAATCAGCAGCAGGTCACGACCTACATGGAGGCCATGGCCGATGAAGCCACGGCCCTGATTCCGCTGCTGAAAAACAATGGCGCCGGGTTCAAGGACTTTGGTGATAAGGCTGAGCGGGCCGGGAACGTGCTGTCGTCGTTCCAGCTCGATCAGTTCGCCGAAATCGATCAGACCATCAAAACGCTGGGCGTCTCGTTCGACGGCGCGTCCAAGCAGTTGGCTACGGGCTTGCTGCCTGGTGTGCAAAGTGTCGCTGATCGCCTGAATTCGATGAGCGACAACGGTGCCATGGAGCTGATCGGCCAGGGCGTGGGCTTCCTGGCCGACAACGTCAACGTGCTTGCTGCCATCCTGGGCGGCAAGGCGGCGGCTGCGTTTGTCAGTTACACGCAGAGCATTGTGAGTTCAGGTGCCGCCGTCATCCAGTCGCGTGCGGCGAACATGGCGTTGGCGAGCAGTGCGGTTGATACCGCCGCCGCCAACCAGCTTGCCGCACAGTCCGCTGTGGTCAGGGCAGAGCGCGAAGCCATCGCCGCGCGCGGTACCGCCGTGCAGACGCAAATGTCCATTCAGCTCGCCGAAGCCAGGATGGCGGAAAAGGCCGCGACTGATCAGGTTGCGGCGGCTCAGGCCAGGCTGGCTGCTGCACGCGGCACTGTGCTGGGCTTCCTCGGCGGCCCTGCTGGGTTGGCTGCGCTGGCTGCGGGCGCTGCGATTGCGTTTTTCACCTTGCGCGATAACACAGCGGATCTGGAAAAGCGTCTGGGCGATCTGGCTGATCCGATGGATAAGCTGATCGGACGGTTCGAAAAGCTCAATCGCGCAACCCAGGCGGTGACGCTTCGGGAGCTGCAGTCGACCATTGCAGATACGCAGAGCAAGATCGGGCAGATGTCCGGGGCCATGGCTGACAAGTTTGAAAATGACTTGCGCGGCATGGGGGCTGCCGGTGCTGACGGGCTGATGTCTGGCCTGGTCAATCTGCCTGCAGATACTCAGGCTGCCCTGGAGCTGGTGCGTAAGGCGTCCAAGGATCAGGCCGCTGGTGTTGCCGTGGATTGGAAAGCGGTTGCCGATCAACTGCGCACCATGCCCGGCGTCACCGAGGACATGGCGCGGTCGTTGGAGTCCAGCCAAGCGCCGGTCGCGGATCTGAGTGCGCTGTTGCAAAAGCAGCAGCAGACGCTGGCCTCGCTGACGGCCGAGACTGATAAAAACACGGCCTCGCAAAATCAGAACAGCGCAGCAAAAACGATGGCGTCCGCTGCCGGTGAGAAATACATCGCCGAGATGACCAAGCAATTGCAGGGTCAGCAGGACAAGACCTTCACTGAGCAGGCCAACCGCTTCATCTCGGAAAACAAGGACCTCACCGAAGCGCAGACAGTGGCTATCCGCTCGCTCGGTGCCGCCAGGGATGCGCAGAAAGCCTCGGACGATGCCGCAACTCAGGCGACGAAAGACAGTGCTAGTGCCACCAAAAAAGCCGCGACCGAAGAGGAGGCCCGGCAGAAAGCGCTGAAGGATCTGAAGACGCAGGCCGATATCGCCATCGCTTCGGCCCAAGGTCTTGCAGCGGCTTACGCCGATGGCACAGACCGTTCGCGCGAGTTGTCTATTCAGCAGAAAGCCGAGGAAGCGCTGCTCAAGACCGGGGCTTCGGCGCGATCTGAGGTCATTGCCAAGCTGAACGCTGAGCGTGATGCTCAGGACAGTTTGAGCGTGAGCAAGGCCGCGTACGACCTCGAACGCGAAACCTCTGACTTGGTTGCCCATGCGAAGGCGCAGCTGCAGGGTTCTTCCGCGCTTGAGGCGTACAACCTGCAAAAGTCGATGACCGTCGCATTGGCGGGCAAGAACATCGACTTTGGCAGCAAGGAGTACGACCAACTGCTCAAACAGACGAAGGCGCAGGTGCAGGCCACCAAGGCGCTGGAGGCTGCCAACAAAGCCAATGACCTGGTCGACCGGCTCAATCCGCAGCTCAAACTGCTCAAGGATTATGCCGAGGACCAGAAAGCGCTGAATGAGGCCATCACTCAGTACCCGGAAAAGGCGGATCTGTATCGTGAGTCGCTGACCAAGCTCGGCCAGGAATATGACGACAACCAGGCCAAGCTGTCGGTCTGGGGCCGGTTGACGGAGGCTGCGGTAGATCGCGTCGACAAGGTGTTCGCTGATATGTGGCTGAACGTCGGCGACGGCTTCAAGGGCTTTTCTGAGGGGCTGATGGACGGCTTCAAACAATTGCTTGCGGAGCTGGCCCACGAAGCCATCACCAAGCCGATTCTGATCAGCTTCGCGAACACGGTGCTCGGGACAAACAAGTCTGGTGGTGTGGGCGACGTGATCAGCGCCTTGAGCGGTGAGGGCGATTCGAGCAGTGGATCGGGCGGCATCGCCTCTGTGGCTAACAAGCTGTACAGCGCCTACAACATCGTCACCGGCGTGGGTGCCAAAGTGGTCGCAGGTTATGCCGAGGCGGGCATTCCCGGCGCTGCGAAAGCCGGGGTCGGTTACTACACCGATAAAGTCAGCGCCCTGTACGACATTGCCAAGAGCGGTATGGCGACACTGTTGGGCCAACAGACCGCTCTGCAAATCGCGCAGCAGGCGGCCACCCAGGCCGCGCTGAATTACGGTATTACCGAAGGTGTAGCCAGCACCGTAGGCCAGTTCACTCTGGATGCGGCCGGTCAGCAGATCGCTGCTGGCATGGTGCAGCAAGCCGCCACCCAAGGTGTTGCCCAAGCAGCTGGCGCGCAAGGCGCCAGTAGTGGTGCTACCAGTGCTTTGGGCAGTGCGGCTTCCATGTGGCCGCTGGCTGTCCTGATGGGCATGATTCAGTCCGGCAAGTTGTACAGCGCGGGTGTACGTCCCGACGCGAGCAAAATGTACGACAGTGCCGGTGGCACCGGTCTGGGCAAGGTGGTGATGAGCATCCCGACCTTGACCGCCAAGGCCTTCGAAATCGTCGACGGTGCCCTGAGCAAGATCGTCGGCGGCAAGGCGGCTGCAATCCTCACCGGTTCTACCTTGTACCAGGCGGTATGGAGCAAAGTCGGCAGCAAGCTGTTTGGGACCGGCTACCAAACCAAGGACGCCGGTATTCAGCTTGCGGTTAAGGCGGGCGAATTCGACGCCTTGCAGTACACGAAACAGAAGAAAAAAGGCGGCCTGATCTCTGGCAGCTCGAAAACACGTTACCTGTACAACGAACTGCCGGACGACACGGAAGACGCCCTTGGCAGCGAGTACAACACGACGGTCATGGGCGCGATGGCGTTGTTCACGCAGTTGGGCGTAAAGCTCAACGACAGCGTGCTGGACGGCCTCAACATGGCCTCTGCACAGATCAGCACCCAGGGTAAAACCTCGGAGCAGATCCAGGCCGAGATCGATCACTGGTTCGCGCTGCTGGGTGACCAGGTCGTTGTCGCTGTGTCGAAGGCCACCGACGCAGGCGTCAGCGGGTTCAGTTACGTCGGACTTCAGGCTTTCGTGAAGAACCTGTACGACGTGAACACCATGCTCAAGCACGTCAATATTGGCCTTTACGACATGTCGGTGTCGGGCGGCTTCATGGCCGAGCAGTTGTCAGCCATGGGCGGCGGGTTCGAAGAACTGCAGAAGTCCGTCAGCGGTTACTACGACGCTTTCTTCTCGGATAACCAAAAGTCGATCGAT